GTTTCCCAGTCACGATCAAGACCGGCTCAACTTTCGGTCCAGCTTATCCCATAACAAAGAGTTGATCTTGACGTCCTCCTCGCACCTGTGTGCGTACTCCTCTGGTGTGAGGTTGTCCCAGTCCGTAATCTTTGGCTTCATAACGCCAAGGCGCTTGCCCCAGTCGTCTAGGCCATGCCGAATGTGAGACGGTTCTAGGTACCACGACAAGATGAGCGTGTCGGTAACAGCTGCGCTTGGTGAGATACCCAAAATCTTTTCGATCAGAGGTAAGTCGTATCGCACGATGTTGTGGCCGATCAACTCCTTTGCACTCATGAGCACTTGGCGCATGATGTCATAGTCGTGTGTGCTGTGGATCGTCTTGTCCTCAGCCTCCCAAGAGAGCACGTGGATTTTGGTAGCTTGTTCTAGCAGGCCATCTGCTTCCACGTCAAAAATCATTTAAACCTCCTTGACCTTGAAGATTGGGTACTGTGGGTACTCCTCCAAGAACTTGCGTGCATACCATGTGCACCAGTTCTGGCTGAGCTTGTAGCCACTGCCGTTGTTCTCGCGCACCATTGTCTCGTAGCGCATGAGGTGGAAGATGCCAGCGGCTGAGAACTTCTGGCCCTTCTTGGCGATGTGGATTGCATACTCTTTGAACATGTCCCACATCTCTTTGTTTTCTGCAATGTGTGCGTCAAACATTTCTTGTGTAATCTTAGCCATTAGATTTGCTCCATAGTAAAGGTTTCAGTGTTGAAGAGCATTTGCCCTGCCACACCCTCTTCGGAAGTCGGTCGGTTCTTTTCGATCACCAACGTGGTCGTGTTGCGATCTTCAAAGTCTTCCGCCTCTTTGTTGCGATCGAGCCTTACGATAACCGATGCGCGTTGTCCGATCATCTTGCAATACTTGATCTCGTTGTCCTCGTTAGTGTGGCCAATAGTTACAATGCCCACATTAAGGTCAGCTGCCAGCTTCGACAGCCTGACTGACAACTCTGCCAGCTCGCTTTCCTTATTGCCCTCGCTCGACACCGTAATGACGTCTTGGATAGGCTCAAACATGACGAACTTGCAGTCGTAGGCTTCCTTCATGAGCCTGATCTGTTGGATCAGTTCGTCTGCCCCCTGTCCTTCCTTGAGGAAGTATTGGTAGAAGTTGCCACCATCAGCGATACGCCTAATACTTGCACGAACGTCATCTGTTCTCCCTTTCTCTTCGATTAGGTCTTTTCGTGTTAAGTTCTCGTTGAGGTCGTAGCTGACCAGCCCTAAGACTGACCGAAGCTTTGTCTCTTCGAGGTGCCATGTGGCGAACGTGACGCCACGCTGAATAAAGTTCCACTCAAGGTAACGCATGAGCTCGGTCTTGCCGATCCCAGTGGGTGCCTTGAACACCGTGAAGTGCCCTTGCATGAGCCCCATGGCCTTAGCGTCGAAGTCTTCGATGCCTGTGGGCACGTAGGTGTGGTCTGGCGTGTGGTCAAACAGGTCCAGAAGGTCCTCTGCAGTGTGCAGGATGTTGTCTGGCGTGTATTTGCTTGCGTTGAACCACGCACTCTTGAAGTCGTCCCCTTTGCCTGCTTGCAGGAACTCATTGGCGTCCTTGTAGCAGCTGTGGTCAACCCTGTAGACCTTAGAAGGGAACAGGTTGTGTATCTTCTCGGCAATCTCATTGCCTGCACCATCGGTGTCGACAGACAGGATGATCTTGTCGAAGGTGTCTAGCCAAGGCATGACGTTCTTCCAGAGCTTACCCGAAGGTGTGGCACTCGGTAGTGATACCACAGGGTTAGGGTAACGCGATCGTGCACCACCCAGCATCTGCCAAACTGACAAAGCGTCTAGCTCGCCTTCCGTGATAGTAACATACTTAGATGAGCCTGCAGTAAACAGGTTCTGTCCAAAGAACTCGTCAGTGCTCAGGTTGACCGCTCGGAAGCTCTTGGGTAGCGTGCGTATCTTTTTGCCACCGCTTGGGTAGATGTATTCTTGTGCAACAGGTTCGCCCTGTCCGTTCACCATAGTGCGTACGTTCCAGTGCTCCATGGTCTGTGCTGTGATACCACGCAAAGGCAAGAACTTGTAGCTTGCTTGTGCGCTTTGGTGTGGGTCACGCTGAGGCATAGGGTCGTCAAAGCTAACCTTGTGCTCTACCACCCCCTGTTTTTCCTCTAAGGGGTAGCGCTCTAAGGTGTCCTCAGAGTAGCGCTTGCCCTTCTTGGGGTAAGGTGAGGCACATGAGTAGCAGTAACCACACATCTTCTCTGTGTTGTAGCTGAATGCGTCCGAACTTTCACAGTGCGGACACGGCTGATGCGATAGCTCAGACATACTTAAGTTTCCTTTCTGTTAGGCCGTAGGGGTGGGAGGCTTAGGTTAACCTTAAGCTGCAACTATAGATAACGAATTAGCGGGAAAACCGACCCCCCAAGACACGACATTTTTTAAACTTTCTGCTAAGCTGTTGGCTTGCTTAGCTTTTTTCTTATATGTGCTGTGGCACGATCCCGCAACTTACGTACGTTCACTTCGTCAATTCCCATCATGTCTGCCACGTTTTGTAGCGTGTGTCCCTCAATGTAGAGGTCCTTCATGACTTGCTGTTGCTTCTTCGTCATGTCGCCAAGCGCTGAATAAAAAGCACGCCAGATGTCGTCATATTGGTCTGTGCTCTCAGCTGGCACATCAAAACCTTCGACCAAAGGTAACATGTTCATGTCGCCGTTACGTGTCGGGTTGATGTGGTTCTTGATGAAGCCCATGATGTAGGGCTTGGCATACGAAGCAAAAGCATAGTTGCTGTTTTGGCTGAACTTGGCGTCAGCTTCGACCAGTGCAAGACTGCCAACCGCGTAAAGCTCGTCCCAGTCGTCTTCAGGGCGCTTAAGTAGGCTCACGCACTTGTTGACGAGCGGAAGGTACATCTCAACGCGAGACGCAGAGGCTCTGCCCTTTGGGGCCACATAGCCGCCCTTGTCGCTTAGTGCAGCCTTGCCTACCAGATAGACCTTAGTCTCCGCCACATTGTCTCTGGGTGTGTCCACAATGATCGTGGTTAGTGGGCAGTCATTCTTAAGCCACTCGACCTCTGTGCGACATTTGCCATAAACCGCATGTTTCACTTTTCTAAACTGCATCAGTTGAACTCCTTTGTTCCATATAATTCTTCGTGACCTTCGACCGCTTTAGGGCTCCCATTGTGTCCTATTGCTTTCATCACACTTAAATCCAATGCGCCCTCTGCAGTGCCATCTGGCAACTTTGTGATCTTACCACCGTTTGCAAGATACTCTGCAACCAAGTCTTCAGTGCTCATGATAGTACTCCTTCAGAAGTTGTATTCGTAGGACCCGTCTTCAAAAAACGTGACGTCCATTGTGTTAAAGAAACCTTTGGCAAGCGCTTGCTTCCTTGTGGGGAACCTCACGTCACCCTTCTTGGGCACTACACCCACCTCTTCGCGCAAGAATGCCAGTAATTCAGCCGAGGGCTTTTCCATCTTCGTCCAATCCTTTGTAACTTTGCATGTTAACCACCACATAATCTAACATGGGGAATGCTTTTTTCATTCGAATGCGCACGATGCGTGCGTCACGTTTGGTTAAATAGGGGTAGTCACCCATAAGTTCAACCCCTAGCCCGTCAATTCGTGCAACATTATATTGCTTGATCATTCTTTTTGCTCCTTCAAGCTGTCTGTGATATTTGTTGTCATGACCGCAAAGGCCTCAATGTTAGGCAGTCGCGTCTCCCACGCACCAAAAGCCTCCACTACCTTTGATATGTCTGTTGTCTCAAGCAGCACCTCGCTGCCATTACGTATCTCGTAGATCGTCATCAGCACTTCCCTTTCGTGCAAGTGTAAAACACATGGTCCCCGATGGCCCCTTCCTTGGGGTAAACCTTGGCCCACGCTGGCGAGACCTCGTGTGTGTGGTAGTGAGTGGCTGTGAGGCCCATTGTGCGGCCCTCTAGGGCGTCTTCTGCTACCTCTTGGCTAGTGGCCCACGCTAGGCGGTCTTGATGGCCCCTGTAGCGCTCTGGATTGTCGCTCATTCCGTCATGTGTGAACGAGAATTGCTTGGGCTCAAATACCACAGCGCAGATTGTGTCTGGCCAACGCTTGTGTTCGACCCTGTTTAGGACAACCTCCGCGACTGCTAATTGTCCGTCGATCGGCTGATCTCTGGCCTCAAAGAATATTGCCGTTGCTAGGCATAGCGCTTCAGTCATCATGGGCTTCACCTACAAGCAGAAGTATCACGATTGCAACGAGCGGGTTAATCAGAAGTGCCACAAGAAACCAGAAGGGGCGGTTGCGGCGGCGCTTTTCTGCCATGCTATCGACTAGCCAGAAGATCAGGACCACAAATCCGATCATTGCGAATGCTGCGAAAATTTCCATTATTCTTTTTCCTCTTTGTAAAGAGCATCCGCTTTTGCGTGGTACTCTTCCAAAATGTCGTCGTAACCCATGACAAAGTCAAAAAGGTCAACGTCAAATTCTTCTGCAAATTGTGTGTAGCTCATGTGAATATCCTATAAAGTAGTGAGACCACC